GTGTAAGTCATAGCACTATCTGATCCAAACCATGGGTTTTTCTCTGCCCATTCTTCTGCTTTAGGATCTGATACTGTGTTTTGAGGTGCAATTGCTTGATCTAAAGTAGGAGTTTGAACAGGTGTTCTAACTTGTGCTTCCGATTTCTTTTTTAAATTAGCAACTCTTGCTTCTTCTACACCTAGTCTTGCAATCATTTTCTGTGCTTCAACTTCAGCACCTACATCGCCTGCTTCTCTTGCTTTTATTAATTGTGCTTGAGCAGCTTGTAAGCCAGATGTTACTCTGCCTTCCATTGCATTTACATAGTTAGGTTCTATAGTTTTTAATCTAGACTGCAAACTCTCTTGTTCAGCTTTTACTTTTTGAGCCCACTCTACAGCAGCCTCTTTTTGACGTTCTGCTTCACGCCATTTTTTAGTTAGCTTTGCAATTCTTTTTTGCACTCCATCACTATATTCTTCTAATTCTTTTTTCTTTTCTTCTGTTTCTTCTTTAACTTCTGTTTCTTTTGTTTCTTCTTTAACTTCTATTTCTTGTTTCGGTTCTGTCTCTTCAACTTTTAACGTTTCCTTTGGTTCTTCTTGTTTTGTTTCTTCTTCAAGATTGACTTCAACTTCCGGTCCGGAAGTATCTATATCAACCATGGGTTCATTTTTCTTTTCTTCTTCTGGCATAGTTTACTCCTTCTATGTTTTAATATTGATGAAATATATCTTCAGGGTTTTCAATGGTTGCTAAAATCTCATCGTCATTTAGCAGTCTAACTTCCCCACCATCTATCTGTATTCTTGATCCAGCATATCTTGCAAAGATAACCCAGTCACCTTTTTTACACCAAGGTCCTTCTGGATATCTTTCTTTATCATAACAATGCGGGCCCATTTTTAAAACCATTCCACAATTAGATCCAACTTGTTGTCGTTCTAAAGTTTCTTGTCCTAAATATAAGCCACCTTTAGTTTTCTCTCTCATTTTAAAAGGTAAAACTAAAAGTCTCCAGCCTGTTGGTTCTGGCAACTTACTATCTTCAGTTTTTGATAAATCTTTTTCTGGTTTTTTTTCAGCTTGTATTTTATCTAATAAAGCTGTCTTAAGTTTTGGGACCTCTTCTGTTGAGGTCGATAACGGTTCCTTGCTCATCTTTTTGCTCCTTATTGTCTAGCAGGTTAGAGATTTCCTGTAACATTAGTTGGTATGTTCTTGCTTGTCCTAACATATACTGATATTTTTCCATATTGTCAACACCACCACTTATTAGAATGTCGCCAACTTTTTGTAAGTTGTCTCTCATTAGTTTTTGCATTTTTGATACTATGGTTAATCCATCTTCCATTACATTTCTGTCCTTTCTAATCTAAAATCTTGTAAAGCTTTTAATTTCTCATCTGCTTCAGCGATTTTTTGTAACTGCTTATCTACTTCGTCAATGTGTTGTGGATGTTCTCCAATACCAACAGGATTTTCTAAATAGATTTTTATTGTTGCGTGTGCTTCTGCTACTTGTGCTTCGTATCTAGCTTCAAGAGCATCTATTATTGCTGTTCTCATTTAACATTTCCATCTTCTCCGTGCTTGTCTTATTCGTGAGTTAGGATCGTTACGAGTTTTTGCTGATGACCTTTTTAATTGTCCTAGTGATCTAGCGCAGTATGACTTTCTACGATTAGCAGCTTTTGATCCTGGCTTCACTTTTCCAGTCACGGCTGTTTTTAATTTACTTCCAGGGTTTGCTGCCCTGTAAGCTCTTACACCTTTTGCTGTCATTCCAGCTCCAGATTTTGTTGGTCTATAGTTTGCACCCTTACCTGTAGTAGTTTTTCTTATAGGGTTCTCTCTTCTAGTTGCCATTATATTCTTTGTAAATTTGGATTGTTAGATAATATGTTTTTTTCTGCTCTAGGTCTAGCATTAGAATCTTTACTTCTTTTTCTAAGTTGAGCAATAGCAGATTCTTTTAATGCTTTTTCTTTTTTTAATCTTTGTAAATCTTTTTCTAAATTCATTATGCAAATGTCTTTACGTTAGTTGGTTTCCCGCCCGGATTCCCCGCAGCTCGTTTTCGTTTGACAGCACTCGCCTTTTGCGACTTTGTCATTCGTGTGGCTTTTGCAAGTGGGACGCATTTCGGATATTTTCGCTTCGAACCCTTGCTCCGTCCACATGGTTGATACTTGCCATCCTTCTTTGGTGCTCCAATGTCTACCCATTTTTCTTTTACCCATTTTCTTAATCCACCTTCTGCAAAATGACTACGCACAACCGGCTCTTCTCTTTCTAGCCATGCCTGCCATCAAACCACCATTAGCAGCTTTTTTACGACTATCTTTTTTGCCACCTGGTGTAATTTTTCCAGAACAAACTCCTGATGCATACATATTAGCATACGCTGAAGGGTAAACTTTAAATTTACGTTTTGCTGCTGCTTTTCCTTTTGCACAAAGTTTTGCCATTATGATCTCGCCGTTTGTTTTGCTCTTGCAAAGTTTGCTGCAGTTGGTGCACCTTTAGATCCAGCTTTTCTCATCTTCTCACCTGAACCAGCTTTGATTCTAGCTTTTTTGGCTGCGATGTTTGCATAAAGACCTGGACCACCGCCAGCTCTTTTAACTCTGCCACCTGCTTTGTATTTTGCAATTTTACTTCTACCTTTAATTTCTTTTCCTGGCATTATACTTTACCACCTTTTCTTTTCATAGCTCTTCCGCCACCAGCGTAAGCTATACCACCACCCATGAATTTTGATTTCTCATCTTTCATCGGAGTGCCTTTATCTTGTTTTGCCATAGATTTTTCTATCGCCATTCCTCTTTTCTTTTCATAGCCACTTAGTTTACCATCGTTATCTAAGTCTGCTTTACCTGGATTTTTTAACATTATTTTTTTCCTCCCTTAAATATTTGTGTTCCCTTTATACCATATATTGACGCCACGACAAGGATCCACAGGTTTGTGAACCATGACGGGAGCTGCTGGAATTGGTCGAAGAACTCTTTTATCTTAGCAGAAGCGCCCGGATCGTCCGAGAAGACCCCGTACGCGATCACCAAAATTGGCAGCGTTAGCACGACCAAAACGAACTCGTCTTTCCAGTCCGATTGACGAGCCTCTAACAATTTGCCGGAGTATTCTAATTCCCCGTTCGCCATTTTTTCTGCATGTTTGGCTTGTGCGTTAGCCATCATCATTTGAGTTTCTTTTTTCTTTTTATAAATGTGCGAACCAGCGTTCATTGCAAGTTTAAGTGCACCTAATATTGGAAATGCCATAATTAATTACCTCTTGGTTTCATCATAGCTAATCGTTCTCTTGCTTCATTAGCTATTTCTTGTTTTTCAATAGATGTTTCAGCTCTTAGTTCAGCTAATTCTTCATTCTGATCTAATTTCTCATCTTGATTTTGTTGATTCATCATAGCCTTCATACGGTCTAAATTCATTCGCTCTTTGCCTTCTTTTTCTTTTCTAGCGTTCTCTTGAGCCTGTAAATCTAGTTCTCTTGCTCTTAATGCAGCAATTGGGTCGTTTCCGTACTGTGAACTAATCTTTTTCTCTTCTTTTGCAAAGTCTTCCATCATTTCAGACACTAAAATTGCTTTTCTACCCTCTATTTTTTCTTGTAGCATACGCATTTCTTGTTGAAGTTGCGGATTTTGAGGATTTTGTTGCATCATTTGTGTCATTTGCGCTAATTTAGGTAATTCTTCTCTAAATTCTATCTCAATTTGCTCTTGTGCCATCAAACTTATGTGTTCAAGTATGTTTTTTTGTATTGCAGCACCGATTGCAGGTGCATTTTTTACCATATTCGTCTCCATAAAGTTTAAATGCGCTGTAATGTGCGCTTGATGGTCTTGTCCAGGGAATGCTTGGAATGGTTTTCCTCCTAAAGCATCAATATGTTCTAATGCTGGGTCTTTTGGCATTGGTTGTTCTGGTTTTTTTAAAATTAAATCAATATCTTTTACACCTAACGCTTCATACATGTTTCTGTAGACTTCATATTGGTTATGAATTGCAGGATTAGAAGCTGCCAGTTGCATTTCCGTTTGAGCGAGTGATATCCGCTGCGTTTGAGAAAATATATTCGGGTCTGCAACCGGCAATATATCTATTCGGTCGTCGAAATCAGTTTGTTTGATTTGCTTTTGACCGCCAACAACATCATACGGATAAACTGGAGGTAAGTAAAGTTTAAAAACTCTCGCCATTAAACCAAACTCACGTTTCATAGAAGCATATAATCTTTTATGAATCGCTGACATTGTTCTAGATCCTCTCTCCAACAACGCAACTGTCGTACCAACCGCTGCTTGTTGGTTACCCTCTCCTACTTGCATGTCCGCTATGGATGCAAATCTTTGTCCTGCACCTACAACAACACTCATCAACTGTAATAGTGTTGGTGATGGTTCTTTAAACGGTAACGGCATAAATGCGTCTCGTAAATTACCACCGGGTGCATCGACATCTCTAAACTCTCCAGGTTGAATTGGTTGTGCTTCGTCTCTCATCTTGATACCACGCATCTTGAATCCTGCTGGTAAATTAGACAAGGTTCCGGCGTCAAGTAGTGACCTTAATGCTGCAGTCGCTGATCTTGATAAACCACCAATCATATGTATCAAACCAAAACCATAAAAACCTAGTCCTGGTAAAAATTTAAAATGTACAAAATAATTTATTTTTTTCTTCATCTGATCACCAACTTCGTAGTTTCTTCTGATAGATAAAACTTCTCTTGATCCTTCTTCTATTGTTACAATGTAAGGTAACTTAATTCCTGTGGGCTCACCATCTTGACCTGCATCTTCAAAACCTTCTATATCTAAATGCACATGGCATTCTAAAAGTGTAAACAGTCTTTGGTCTCTGCCTTTGCTTAGACCTTCTAGTTCACGTTCTTTCTTTTGTGATGGTGTTTCGTTTTCTTGACCTGGTGTCAGTTCAATGTCTCTGTAGAAACCACCAACTTGTTGTTTTCTTAATTCGTTTTCTGACATCTTAACAACATGAATAATTGTTTCCGCATCGTCTAATGAGGTAGCCGTATACGGAACAACTAAGTCATCAGCAGGAACAAACTTAGATACTGTTCTCTGCATAATTTCATCGTAGTAAACTTTTTTAAATGTAGATCCTGTAAGTGGTAAATAAAATAACATCTGATCAAACTCAGATTCGTATTCTTTCATCTCACCCATGATCTGGTAATTCATAAATTCTTTAACACGCATTGATTGCGCTTCTTTGTCTGGAGTTGGCATTCCAACTATTTGAGTTCTAACAGGTCCACCTGCTGGTAATAATTCTTTGTATGCTAATGATTGAAACTGTGTAACCGCTTCTGCTAATACTGGGTGAACTGCACCGGATGCACCTTTAAACGGTTCTGTGTTTTCTTCATACTTAAATCCTAAAAGGTCTAGACCTTTTGTGTAAGAAGTTTCCCAATCTTTTCTTGATGCTTTGTAGTCTGTAAAATTTTCATATAAGTCATGGCCTATTGGAGCTAGCACTTCTTCTGGAAGTAGTTCTGCTAGATTAGCAAAATGATCTTCACCTTGTTCTTGGCTACCGATTGATGGGTCGAAGTTTATATCAACACTGCCATCTTCGTTCTGTTGAACGTCAATTGGTTGATCAGGGTCTTTTTGTTGTTCTTCCTGTAACTCTACTTCTAGTTCGTCAGGACTTGGTATATTTATTGATTGCTTTACGTTTGGTAAAGACTTGTCTATTTCTGCCATTTATTTTCTCCAGTTTCACTGTCTTAACAGTATTATAATTAATATTCAACCCCTGTGGTGTTGGCCCTGATTTTGGTGGTGGTCCTGA